GACGTTTTAAGCGAATCGGAAATGGTGGGTTTAGGATTCCTTCAAAATGGCTAAAAAGGTCAAAATATCGTATCCAAATACCCAAGCGTTATTGGTGGATTTTGCCGCGGATGCCGTCCGCGCATCCAAACTTAACTTGGGTACGAAGACCATTGGCAAAAACAAAACATACGGGGTTGCATCGCGCACCCTGCAAAAATCCCTTTCGTTTGCGGTGAAGCCTTCCAAGATTGAATTTTTCGCAACCCCCCCGGCGGACAAATACGCGGTATTCATACACCAAGGCGTGAACGGAACGCGCATAAACCGGGGCAGCGAATTTTCATACCGGGACAAACAACCCCCGGTTGAGGCAATCCGCGAATGGATGCGCGTCAAACCCATTCGATTACGTGACCCAAACACGGGGGAATTTATCAAACAAACCGAATCCAAATTGAATGCGGCGGCATTTAACATCGCCCGCAGTATCAAAACCAAAGGAATCGAGGGTGTTCCATACTTTAAATTGGGAACATACGAAGTGTATCCAAAATGGCAATCAAAACTGATGGACGCAATGGAAGAAGATATTAGCGTTGTTATTAAGAAACAATTAGAAAAACAAAAGTAATGCCCGCGTCAATTGTAGCATCCCCCGGGGCGGTGATTGTTCCCGTAAACCAACCATTGATTTTCACGTTCGCATCTTCCGTTTCGCCCCTTCCGGCGGATTTCCGGTTTATCGTTCAAATCTTGGAGCAAGGCACAACGCTAATTGGCACATACTACCTTGCACCCAATGGGGCAGAACGGGCGCATTTCGATTTGTCGCCCGTCATTTTTTCCCGGGTGGAACATGACGTGGAAGACAATTCCGGCGCACCCCTTTTTTCTGATGCCAACGTTCCGATTCTTGCAAAGGGGGTCAAAAATTCCAAGGGGTACACCATTCGCGTTGGCAGTTATACGGGGGGGACGGGAACGCTAAATGAAGCGAATACAAGCATGGTAGTGATTGACGGAATGGTGGAACCCCGGTTAGGGTTGAACCCGTCATTTTCGGCCTATTATCCCCTCAATTCGTCGCGCAAAGTTTGGTTGACCGAATACCCCCTAATTGGCACTACAATTTCCATTCCCTGCATGGATACCGATGACGGGGCGGTGGCGTTCCTTTACAACGATTACATTGGTACGGGGGTTGTGAATGTCCGTTCCCGGGTGTTCAATGGGGCATCCATTGTGGACACGACATTTACCGCAATTTCAACTAATGGATTGTCCGCCACAACGTCAAATGAATTGTTGGCAGGTAACGCGTTGGGGTACTTGAAGGGATACCCGAAAAATTGGCTTGCGTATATCGGTTACACGGGGGCATGGACGAAAATACAACACGTATTGACGGACGCAAGCGGAAACCTAATATCCGCTTTTTTGGAATTTACGAATTACTGCGAAGTTGCCAAAAACGAAATAACCCGGTTGGCATTTGCTAACACCTTGGGCGGTTGGGATTACATTACGTTTACGGGATTGCGGCGCAAATCGTACCAAAGAAATTCGCGTGAATACAAAAGCATTCCGGGCAGTTGGAACGCGTCAACATTCGCGTTGAAGGCGAACGCCACGAATACCAAAACGTACCATTTGGACACGGCGGAACGTTATGCATTGACGAAGTTAGTACCCCTTGCGGAACAACCTTTGTTGGAATCTTTGGCGAAATCCAAACAAATGTATTTGACCATTGCCGGGCAGTATTTGCCCGTTAAATTGAACACTAACACATTCAATGTGCGAACGTCCGCCAACGCGAAAATGTCAGTTGTAGAAATGGAATTTGAACTAACCCAATAATACCATGTTGCGTTTAATTGTTGGTTCGGGTAAGGCGCAGAAAGACGTTGAATTGTACGAATTTGACCCGGTAGAAATTACCTACCAATTCCAAAATATATCGGAAATTAACGCGGCATCTTCCGGGTATACGCAAACCTTCCGTGTGCCATTGACGGAAGCGAATTCCACCATTTTTGGTGCGGTAAATTCCTTGGGTGCGTCTTCCAATTTCAATTTGAAATCGAGGCAGGAAGCCCGCCTAATTTACGGGGGCGTTCCCCTGATGGACGGGTATATTCAAGTTAAACGATATATCCAACAAAAGGGGCGTTATATGGATATTGAGTTGGTTTTTTTCGGGGAAACTGCGGCATTGTCCCGAACGTTGGGCGACAAAATGTTATCGGATTTGGATTTGTCCGATTATGCAATTACAATGTCGGAAACCAACATCAAAAATACGTGGGCGGGTTCGGGCGTTCCCCTGCGGTTTGGGGTGGTTGACCGGGGGCAGAATTGGGCAGGGTCTTCGACATGGGCAACCGCCGTGGATTCTTTGCAGTATGATGATTTTACCGGGTTTTTTTCCGTTCTGTATTTAGTCAAATCCATCTTTGAAGAAAACGGGTTGTTGTATTCGTCGAATTTCATTGACGATTTGGGCGACAAAATGTATTTAATGTGTAATGCCGGGGGCATACAAAACAAATACACGGACATTTCAAATGGTTTGTTATTTCATGTGGGATTGACATCCAATTTAACATTTAGCAATACGACATACCAAGTATTCAATTTCGCGGAAACGGGGGCGTATTATGACCCCGGCAATGATGTTTCCGGGGGTGCATTTACCGTGCCTTATTATGGTTCTTACCAATTCAAAGTGAGGGTAAAATTTAGCGTTGTGCCATCTTCCGGGACGGTCGATGTTACAATTTTCAAGAATGGCGTTGCATGGCAAAACGTTATCAATTTGCCCGCCGCGTCAATCACATTGGCGGCAAATTATATGTTGTTTACCATCCCGCTAACCTTAAACGCGGGAGATGTTATTGATGTTCGTTACAAAAATAGTGTTGCAACGTCAGGTCAATTTTATGGCGCAGGTGGCACTACCGCCCCCACAACGTCTTTTGAATTGTATGATGCAAATTTGGCGGGGGTAATTTATGACCCGGCGGCAAATATGCCGGACATGAAACAAATTGAATTTTTGAACGCACTACAAAAGGCGTTCAATTTGGTGTTCATTCCCGACCGAAACGAACCCAACAAATACATTATCGAACCTTGGGCGGATTATGTTTCGTTTGGCGTTCAAAAGGATTGGACGGATAAATTGTCAGTTGACAAAGACGTGGAAATAATGCCTACCACGGATTTGCAAAAACGGCGGTATTGGTATCGAATGCGGGAGAACGGGGATTTCATTTCTACGGCGGTGAAGGAATCGTTGGGGCGTACCTACGGGACAATGGAAATTCGGGATACGGGCAACGATTTCGCCACGGGGGATTTTGAATTGCAAGGCGCATTCGCCCCCTTCATTCCATGCCCGATTCCGCAAACGGATTTCCCGGTAATGAGAATGTTGCAGGCGGATGCAACGCCCGTAGAAAAGCCCGCCCCCACAATTGCATTTTGGAACGGCAAATTGCCATTGGGCGGTTTTTATTTTAATGGTTCTTTGTACAATGATTTCCCCGTTTTTTCGGATTGCGAAAAGTATTTTCCCACCATTAATTCCATTGACCTAAATTTTGGCTATGACCCCAAGTTTAGGAGCATTGCGGCGCATTCCCGGGACGCGTTGTTTTATCGGTTTTGGTATCCATTTACCGGGGAATTGTATTCCGCTGATGCGCGAATTATGAACGCCCATTTCAAGTTGGACACGTTCGATATTTCCACGTTTAATTGGAGCGATATTATTTTTATTGAAAACGTGGCATGGCGCATTTTGTCAATTGAATTTGTCGCCAATGACCCGGGCGCATTGTCCAAAGTTAAGTTGCTGAAAATCGTTCCGCCGGAACGCATTTGCCGGGATTTGCCCTATGAAATTTTGAAGACGGGGCAGGTAACGTTTATCAATTCGTCCGGGGTTATTTCGACCCCGCAACAACAATGTTGCGAGTTGTTTGGATATACGTACAATCCGACAAACGGAACGTGTTGGGGTACGCCCCCCCTACCCACACCGAAAACATACCGACAAACGTAATGGAAAAGGAAAATTCGGGTCAATCTATCATGGAGGCGGTGGACATTCTGAAACAAACCAAGGGGAAAAAAATACCCCTTTGGTTCAAAGTTTTAGATTGGGTTTGCGCCGGGTTGGTTTACGGGTTGGTTTTTTACGCATATTTTGAATTTATTACATGGATAATCGCAAGATAGTTTTTAAGGCAGAATTAGACGCGGAAGGGGTAGAAGAAGGGTTGGAGGACATCGAAAGAGCGTCCACCAAAACCACGGGTTCAATGCAATCCGGGTTTGATGCCGTCAACGATTTGATGGGGGGCATTCCATCGAAAATCGCAGACGTAATTTCCGGAATCGGGGGCATGGTCAAAGGTATGACCACGTTAAAAGGTGCAATTATCGGAACGGGAATTGGTGCGTTAATTGTGGTGTTGGGTTCACTTACCGCGGCATTCACCACAAGTGAAGCGGGGCAAGATAAATTCGCCAAAATCCTAAAAATCACGGGCGCAGTTATTGGAAATTTGACAGATGTTTTGTCCGCGTTGGGAGACAAAATTATTTGGGCGTTCGAAAACCCCAAGGAGGCGATTACCAATTTTGCCAACCTGATTAAAGAGAATATCACAAACCGGATTGAAGGTATTGTGGAGTTAATACCCGCCTTGGGAAATGCAATTTCGTTGGTATTCCAAGGAAAATTTGGTGAGGCGGGAAAGGTTGCCGCGGATGCCGCGGGTAAGGTGGCGTTGGGGGTGGAAGGCATTACCGACAAAGTCGAGGAAGCGGGAAAAGCAATCGGGGAATTTGCCGATGAGGTAGAAAAGGACATGGAAAAGGCGGCGCGGGTGGCGGACAAATTAGATAAAGCGGACGACATCGCCCGTGAACTTTTGGTGCAACGTCAAAGGGTGGAAGCGGAAATTGCGGAAGCCCGATTGAATGCCCGGGAAACCGAAAATTTAAGCGTTGAAGAACGCATTGCGATGTTGCAAAACGCGCAGAAGATGGAAGACGGGTTGTTCGATAAGGAACAACGTATGTTGACATTGCGCCGGGATGCAATTAAAATGGAAAATTCGCTTAATAGAACAAGCGAAGAGGGGGTAGACAAATTAGCGCAAGCGGAAGCGGATTTGGAAGCGTTGCGGGTTAAGCGGTTGCAGTCACAACGATTGATTCAAAGGGAGACAATCCGTCTTAATAAGGAGGCAAAGAGGGAAGCGGAAGAGGCAAGGAAGGCGGACGAAGACGCGGCAAAGGCGGCGGAAGAACGTTTGAAGGCGTTAATAGCCGCAAACCAAGCGTATTATTCGGAACGGGAACGGCAAGAACAAAATTTGTCCAACATCTTCCAAACGCGGGAACAAAACGAATTGGATGCCGTAGCCCGGAAGTACGACGAAATGGCGTTGTATGCCGAACAACACGGAATTACAATGGCGGAATTGTCGGCAAAACAAGAAGAAGAATTGGCGGCGATTTCGCAAAGATACCGCGACGAAGAAAAGAAAAAAGCGGATGAAGACGCGGCAAAAGCCACCGCCCGGGAACAACAAAAGTTCGCCCAAAAAATCAATTTTGCGGGGCAAGCGTTGGGGGCAATTAGCCAATTGAACGCGGCATTTACCCGCAACGATGAGAAGGATAGTAAGAAGGCATTTAAGCGAAATAAGGCAATCAATTTAGCCACGGCAATTGTGCAAACCGGGCAGGCGGTAACTGCGGCATTAACCGCCGGTGGCAACCCATTGAAACTTGCGACCGGGGCGCAGTTCGTGGAAGCGGGTATTGCCGCGGCGGTAGGTGCGGCGCAAATCGCCACGATTGCCAAAACGGAATATACAAGTACCAACGCCCCTTCCGCCCCGTCCGTTACGCCCCCCACAATTACTTCCGGCGGGGCGCAGAACACCACACCGAACATTGACCCCGGGGCGTTCGGTGGAGGGTGGAGCATGGGCGCACAACGCACATACGTTGTGAGCAAAGAAGTAACCAACGCACAGAGCGCAAATCAATTAGTAACCGACCAAGCCACGTTATTATGAAAATCTATGAAATGGTGGTAGATGACACCGCCGAAAATCACGGAATTGACGCAATTTCATTAGTAGAAAAACCCGCCATTGAAATTGATTTTGTTTCCCTTGCGGAAGAAATCCCGGTACAACTTGCGGTAGATGAAAAACGCATGGTCATTGGGGCGGCATTAGTGCCGGACAAACCCATATACCGCAACCGGGACGGCATGGAATTTTACATTTATTTCAGCAAATCGACTATTGCCCAACTGCAAGAAAAGTTCTTTCGTAATTCGAATCACCACAACGCCACGTTGCAACATTCTGAACCCGTAAACGGGGTTTATGTTGTGGAATCGTGGATTGTCGAAGACCCCGAACGGGACAAATCGCAGGTGTACGGGTTGAGTGTTCCACGTGGAACGTGGATGGTCGCAATGAAAATTGACAATGACGAATTGTGGGAAGACCATGTGAAAACCGGGAAGGTTAAGGGGTTCAGCATCGAAGGGTTTTTTACTGATGCCGCCCGGTTGAAGGAAAAACAAAACATGACGGAAGAGCAAAGGTTACTTGCGGAAATCGAATCCGTTTGTAAAGTTTGACCCTCCTAATTCGTCTTTATACAAATCCAAATAACATGGACATTAAACAAAAGGTACAATCAATTTTGGACAATTTCAACACCAAATTGAAGGTGGAGGAAGTTCAAATGGCAACCGCTACCCTCGATTCGGGGCAGGTTATCCAAACGGACGCGGACGCGTTCACGGAAGGGGCAAACGTCTTCATTGTAAATGATGAGGGCGAACAAATCCCATTGCCTGATGGCGGTTACGTCATGGAAGACGGAACGCAAATTGTCGTGGTGGAAGGCGTAATTGGAAAAGCGGAAGCGGAAGAAATGCCGGAAGAAACGTCCGCAGATTTGGCGGAAGTTATCCGCCCGATTGTCGCTGAAATGTTGGGCGCGGCATTGCAACCCATTTTAGAAAAGTTGGAGGAAATGACCCCAAAAGAACTTGCGGCAACGCCTAAACCCTTGAAGCGCACCCCCGCGCCAAAGACCTTCGAAAAGGTGGATTTGTCCGCCATGTCGGTTGAAGACCGAATCAAAATCTTGCAAAAACAATTCTCAAATCTTTAAACTATGCCAAACGCATCTATTACTTCCACCTATGCGGGGAAGTTCGCATTGCCTTATGTCGCACCCGCGATTCTTTCGGCGGATACCATCGCTAAACAATTGGTTTCCGTTCGCCAAAACGTCAAGAAAAAAGAAGTTTTGCGGAAGGTTTCCGGGGGCGCAATTCAAGCCCAAGATTGTCAATTTGCCGTCCCGGGTTCAGGTCAACTGACCATTGGTGACGTGGTGTTGGAAACTACCGCGTTGAAGGTCAACGAACAAATTTGCAATCAAGATTTGCGTAACCAATGGGAATCCGAATTCATGCGCGGACAAAATTCCCTTGCACCCGCAGAATTGAAAAACTACATTGCCGGATGGTTGGGTAAGCAAATCGCCCGCAACGTTGAATACAACTTGTGGCAGGGTAATTATGACGCGGACGGAACAAGCGCAGGTACTGCGGCATTTACCAATTTCACGGGTATTTGCAAACTGATTGTGGATGCCGCCCCCACCTACGAACAATTGGTTACGGCGGCATTTGCTACGGGCAACATTTTGACGCACCTGCAAAACTTGGTTTCGACCTACAACCCCCCGGCGTTGCAGGGCGATTACGAAACTGCGAAAATCTACATGAGCCGGGCAACGTATGCCATTTATTGGCGGACGTTGGCGGATGCATCCAATACCCCGTTCCTCTCGGAAGCGTTGGTGCAAACCTACCTTGGTTATCCAATCGTAACCCCCGCAGGGTTCCCCAATGATACCTTGATTATTTCCCGCCCGGAAAACATGGTATTTGGAACTAACCTTTTGTCTGACCACGTAACGGCAACTTTCGTGGATATGTTGCCTTCCACGGGCGAAGATTCAACCCGGGTTGTGTTTCAATTCGATGCCGGGGTGCAGGTAGTGGACATGGATTCCTTGGGCGTTATTCGTAGGTCATCTTAATTCTTGAAATCATGCCGTGTACCTTAACCATTGCCGCCCGTAGTTTCCCGTGTAAAACGGGCATTGGAGGCATCAAACACATTTACGTTGCGAATTACAATTCGGTTACGTGGGATGCGATTGTTAGTGGTGCGGTTGCGGGCGTTACGGGGGCAACTTCATTTTACCGGATTTCTCCCACGAAAAATTCCGGTAGTTTGGTTCAAACCATTACGTCTTCCATCGAGAATGGTACAATTTTCTTTTCTCAATTAGTAACGTTGAATTTGCCCCTTTTGTCCGCCGCGGACAATGCGAATTTGTACGAATTGATGAAGGGACGTTGTGCCGTAATTGTCCACGATTCTAACGACAACCTTTTAATTATGGGTTATTCCGAGGGGTGCGAAGTTTCCGGGGGCGAAATCACCACGGGAACGGCAAAAGGCGATATGAACGGGTATTCCCTGCAAATTCTTGCAGAAGAAAAATTGCCCGCACCGCACCTTGCGGCAACCGCCGGAGACCCCACGGATACGGATATTACCATTGTCGTTTAAGTTCGTTTGAATTGGCGAAATGGGGGGGCGGGGGTTACACCCTTCCCCCCTTTTTTCTTTCGTAGAATTAGCCGCAAATTGCGTCATTAAAATAAAAGCCCATGATACTATTAAACGGGTCAAATACGGGTTGGCAAACGTTCGTAATGACGTTGCAGGAGGCGATTACATGGGAGGGGAGCGTTACGCATTACCTTATGGAGTTCACCAATAAGGCATCCCAAAACGTGTATAGGTGCATTTTAAACGTTATCGAGGACAATCCCCGGTATACTATGGCGCAAATCCAAATTGACAATGAAAACCCGCTAAATGGGGAGGTGTTGTGTTCCGAACGGGGGCAGTTCGAATATACCATTTACGGGCAAAATAGCGCGTCAAATTTGAACCCGGCGGGTGAAGACGTGGTGGGCGTTGTAGAAATCGGTATTTTGCAAATTACGGGCGAATCCGTGGGGCAGTTCCCCACGTTGAATATCCCTGCAAACGTGGTCTATTATGAATGATATTCAATTGCTTTTATCCGCACATTCGCAAGCGGATTTCACCGAAACCAATTCCAACAAAGGGTGGATTGATTACGGCGCGGACAATCTTTTTCCGCAGTATTTGGTGAATTTATACCAATCTTCCCCAACACATACGGCATTGGTTAATAGCATTGCCGCCATGATATACGGGGAGGGTTTTTACCCTACCGAATTGGATTCCCGGTTGGCATGGAAGGCATGGGATATGGATTCTGAATTGCGAAAAGCCATCTTAGATTTGAAGATTCAGGGCGGGTTTTATTTGGATATTATTTGGGGCAAAGAAGGCATTGCGAATGTTAGCCATTACCCCTTCCAAAACTACCGCGCGGCGGAAGCGGAAGAAGACCACGTGACCGGATATTGGTATTCTTCGAATTGGGAGGATGCGACCATTGAACCCGAATTTATTCCGGCATTCAATCCGTCAATTGCAAAGGCGAACACGCGGCAAACGTTGTGTGTTAAGGTGTTTTCGCCGGGGTCGTTTTACTACCCAAAACCGGATTATATCGGGGCGATAAATTACATTGAATTGGAACGAGAAATTGCCAAATTTCACCTAAACAACATTCACAATGGTTTGTCCCCGTCCTTTGCGATTCACTTTAAAAATGGGGCAGTTGACCCGGAAGAGCGGGCATCCATTCGCCGGGAAATTGAAAACCAAATGTCCGGCGCAAAAGGCGCGGGGAAAGTTTGGATTACTTATTCTGATTTGCCGGAACTGACCCCGGATTTCGAACCAATCCAACTTTCTGACGCGGATAAACAATATCAATTTCTTTCGACCGAATGCACCGATAAAATCATGATTGGGCATCGGGTAACCAACCCAATGTTGTTTGGTGTGTTAGCCCCCGGGAAGTTGGGCGGCGGGTCAGAAATGGCGGAATCCCAAAAGATATTTGAGGAAAACGTTATTTCCTATTTTCAGCAAATTGTAATTGATACCTGCAACACCATTTTGAATGCCGCGAAGTTGGGCGGGAAGGTGGAAAAGAAAGTTGCGGAAGGCGAATTGGCGGGGGACGTGGAACAATCTTACACGGGTATTCAAGTAAGTTCCGCCCTCGAAATTATGGCGCGGGTGAAGATTGGCGAATTGTCCGAATCGCAAGCAATAAATTTGCTTGTTACCATGTTAAAATTCCCATTGGACGTGGCGCAGGCGTTGTTTGCCACCCAACTTTCGGCGCACGAACCCAACTTGGATGAAGCCTTAAACTACCTGCAAAATTGCGGGGAAATTATGGGCGACGAATGGGAATTGATTGATGCCCGCCCGGTAGATTATGACGCGGAAGAACATTGGCAAATGGTCGAAATGGCGGATTCAAAATCGTTGTTCGGGCGGGTGCGGGAAGCATTGGCAAAAACCAAGGTATTGAAGTATTCCAACACGAAAAGCGAACAAGATAATTCGTTATATCGGGTGCGGTACGCATACGCCCCGGGCGATTACAAAGACAATTCCCGGGATTTCTGTAAAGGCATGGTGAACGCCGGGAAGGTGTACCGCATGGAGGATATTAAACGGGCGGCGCGGCAAAGTGTGAACCCCGGATTTGGGCCACGGGGCGCGAACACCTACGATATTTGGTTGTACAAAGGCGGGGCGCGTTGCCATCATTTTTGGGAGCGCAGGACATATGTACAAAAAGGCAACCGGGAAGCAAGCGTAAACGAAATTCGCCGAATGATTACCAAGTTGCCCGTTGACGTTCGGGACAAATTCCGTTTGCCCGTCAACCCGCCGGAAGTTGCCCAACGCCCCGTAGATATGCCGAACCAAGGATTTTTAAACCCCCGCTAATTATGCCCCTAACACCTGAAATTTTATTCGTCAATCCCGATTATTTGAAGCGGATAACCCCATTAGTGGGGGCGATTGATGAAAACTATATTGTCCCGGCGGTTATCGCCGCACAAGACGTAAAATTGCAATCCTACCTTGGAACGCGGTTGTACGAAACCCTGAAAACCAAGGTTCAAAACAACACCCTATCGGGGTACTATACTATCTTGTTAGATGGGTACGTTCGCAAGTGTGTTGCATGGTGGACAATTGCCGAATTGATACCTTCATTGGTAGTTCAAATGGACAATGGCGGGTTGGTGCAACGAACCCCGGAAAACACTTCCCCGATTAGTTCGCAACAAATGGCATACGAACTTACCCGGGCGCGTTCCAAGGCACAATTTTACACCCGGCGAATGTACGATTACATTTGCGCGAACGTGGCGAATTTGCCCGAATATAGCCAAAACAACACCTACGAAATGTGCCCGATTGTCCCGAGTTACGCAAGCGATACATTCGACATTACGGGACGGGGGGCGGATACTGATTACATGCGAAGATTCATTGGATGACCCGGAACGAACGCAAGTTAAAATTGTGGTTAGATGAACGAAACCGAACGGGTAATTCAACACCTGCAAAACATCGAAACCAAGTTAGCCCGGGTGGAAACGAAGTTGGATTTTCACAAAGAAGATTTGGACGAACACCACCGCAGGATTAGCGGGTTAGAACGCAAATTTTGGACATCAATCGGCGCGGCGGTGTTATCCGTGGGCGCATACGTTAAAAGCATGATAGAATGAGGAAATTAAACCGGATTATTTTGCATTGTACCGCCACGGAAGCGGGCAAAGATTTTGACGCGCAGGACATCGACCAATGGCATAAGGCGCGGGGTTGGCAGGAAATCGGGTATCATTACGTTATCAAGTTGGACGGCGAAATTGAATTGGGGCGCAATATCAATTTGGTAGGTTCACACGTGAAGGGCCACAACATGGATTCAATTGGCGTTGTGTACGTGGGTGGATTGAAGGGGGGTAAGGCGGTAGATACCATGACCAACGCGCAACACGTGGCGTTTGAAAAATTAGTGGATTCGTTGCGGGTAGTTTTCGGTAAATTCATTCCCGTTCACGGACACAACGAATACGATTCGGGCAAGGCTTGCCCATCATTCAAAGTACAGAACAAATACGGATACCTAAACAACCAAACATGGAAATTTTGAATCAATATTGGGCGGAAATCGCATTGGCGATTATCACCCTTGCAGGCACGATTACGGCGTTAACCGAAACCAAGGCGGACGATAGAATTGTGAATGTTCTTCGCAGGATTTTGGAGGCAATTATAATGGGCAAATCCCGGGGGCGGCGGGCGAAATAACGCCTATCTTTGCCGGGTGTGTGTTTTGTTCCGCTGACACGGAATCAAAGGGGGTAAGTACCAAAGGGTGCGCCCCCTTTTTTCATGCCCATGAAAAAAAAGTTGGATAAAAGTTTGCAGGAATAAAAAAGGGGCGTATATTTGTGGGGTCAAACAACAACACACACACACAATGGACGCGCAATTCACCTACCACACGCACACTTTCACAATCGGCAAAACCAATTGGGAAGTTATCGTAGGCAAAAAAGACGGGCAGTTTTTCGCCGTTGACGTGTACAACATGAATTTGCCCCGGGCAATGCGGACGGGCAAACGTTTTTATTCCATCAATGCGGCGATTGAAAATTACCGCAAACCGGAAATGAAAATGCACATTGAATTGGCGGCAATCGGAATGTAACTAACCCGGGGGGGGCAACCCCCCCTTTTATTTCTCATCATGCCAAAACACATTGACCCCATACGCCCCAAAGTACGGGCGCATTGGGAAGAGTTAGTAAAAAAGGAAGGCGGAACAATCCGTTACGGAATGGATTACTTCATTTTTCAAATCGACATCGCAATTGCACAATTAGAAGAACACATAAACACCATGCACCATGCAGAAATTAACAATCACGAAAATTGAACCCAAGGGAACTTGGGAGGGTCAGTACGGCAAAATGTACGAATCTTGGGTTACATTGTCGGACGGGCGGGAAGGTTCGGTTAATTCCAAAACGGAAGGAACTTGGAAGGTAGGGGACGCGGTAGAAGTGAAGGAATCGCAACCGGGGAAGTACGGGTTGAAATTCAAACTTGGCAAGTTCCAAGAAAGTGAACCCGGGCGTGGTTCGTCCCCGGACGTTCAAACCCGCATTGATGCAAGTTGGGCAATTGGTCAGGCAATTGCAATGGGCGTAAAAGGCAAGGACATTTACCCGAACGCGTTGTGGCTAATTGAAATGCGGGACGCGGTTATTAAGCACCTGCAAACGCCCCCGGCGGAAGCGGAAGCGAAACCCGAAACAAAGCCCGTAGGAGGCTCAAAAACGAAGTCAAACCAAGTTGAGGATACAGAACCCGTACCTTTCTAATGAACACGCTTAAACACTTCATTAAAGCGGAATTTGGCACTAACACCAATTTTGCCAAATTCATGAACGCCACCCCGCAATCGGTGGGGTATTGGATTAACATAAACCCCCGAATGATTTTGCGGCATTTGCCCGAAATCAAAGTGAAGACGGGGAAGACCTACGAATACATTGTGAACGTGGTTTGCAACGCGGAAGAAGATATTAGGCGGATGGAACAAACCGGAACGCAAAACGCAACCAAGGCAATTGTAGAGTTACGCAAACGATTGGAGGAATGAAACCGGGGGGGCAATGCGCCCCCCTTTTTTTTGTCCGAACTGAAAATAGATTGTTGATAAGTTGTAAACGAAATACGGAACGTATTGTATACATTTGCCACATGAAGACGAAAGAACCCAAAACGATTTTGGCAGTTCGTGTAACAGAAGACACAAAAGCCAATATACAACGCGTTGCGAAATTGAGCAAACGCCGACCATCGGACGTGGTGCGTTCCATCCTTGAAGATTGGATGAAGGGATAAGCCATGCAAGAGGGCAACGGCATTTGGATTCCGGCGGAAGTGTGGGCATTGGATTTGCCCCCCCTTCATCGGGTGTTCCTTGCAAGGGTTATGGCATTAAGCAAACAAGACGGCGCAAGCCGGGCGGGTGATGAGTTCTTTGCAGAATCCCTTGGATGCACCCCGCAGTACGTTCGCAAGATGCGCCGGCAGTTGGAGGATAGCGGATATATCGTTACGGAAGGCTACGGACACAAACGCCGATTGTCTGTAGAAGTTGCGCCTACAGTTGCAAAAGTTGCAACTACAGGAACAAGCAACTACAGGAACAAGCAACCACAGTTGCAAAAGTTGCAACCACAGGCGCAAGAGTTGCAACCACAGTTGCGCCAAGAAGCAACCACAGTTGCGCAGAGTATAGAAGAGAATAGAAAGAGTAAAGAACTATCAAAGAGTATAGAGGCAAAACCAAAAAAAGAGGCAACGCCAAAAGACCTTCAAACCATTATTGATACATTCACGGCGGCGGGGTCAACCGCCGAACTTGCAGAACGATTTTTTAATTACTACGAATCCGTGGGATGGGTAATAGGCCGGGCGCGAAAACCCATGAAGGATTGGAAGGCAACCGCCCGGGATTGGATAAAACGACAAACAACATACGACAATGAACAACCAAGAATTAGCCCCGGCGGGGGCGCATTCCATTCGAGAATTAGCCAAAGGGACGCGCCAATTAACCAAGAAAGAACACTTGAATGGGCTAACAAATGACGTTTCCGGGTGGATGGCAGGGGCAACCCCGGAAGACGTGTACAAAGGAATTCAATTACATTCCGCCGCGGCAATGGATAGGGCGCGAACCAAAATTGTATTGTTCGCCGAACTGGTGCGAACGTGGCGAAGTGTACGGGTAGGGATTGAAAAAACATGGTTGGCGGAAGAGGATTTGCAAACCGCCATTGATGACATCTTGGAAATGTTCCCTACGCTGAAAATCGAAGAAATCTTGTATGTGTTTGGGCGCATCCGCCGGGGGCAGGTGAAGTTATACGGGCGGTTGGATACACCCACCATCTTTGAAGCGATTTCAGCGCATGAAATGGAATGGACAATTCCCTTACGTGAAAAGGAAAACACGTCCCGAAAATGGGACGAATGGGTGGACAGAGACCGAACGTTGAAGAGTTGGTTGGAAGAAGCAAAAATTGGCAAAATCGAATGAAGGCAAACCCCAAACGCCCGCGGATAAAGGCGCAATCCGTCACCGCATTAAAGGCAAAATTGGACAAAGTGTTTTCCAAGTATATCCGAATCCGCAACACGGACGAAAACGGATTTGGGGAATGCGTTACCTGCGCGAAATGCATCCATTGGAAAGACGGGGACGCGGGGCATTTTATCACCCGGGCGGCATTGTCAACCCGGTTTGAACCGCGCAACGTCCATTTGCAATGCAAAGGGTGCAATTCGTTCGGAAACGGAATGCAATACCTGCATGGAAAGAAGATAGATGAAATTTACGGGGCAGGAACGGCGGAAACACTTTACATGATTTCGCGTCAATCGGTTAAAATTCCGCCTGCGGAATACCAAATATTGATTGATTTGTACACCCGATATTTCAACGAAATTGAATCCGGCAAAATGGGATGAAGCGATTACCGCGAACTATGCGGCATTGGTGCGGATGGCTAAAAAGCATTCGCCGGATGCCCACGATTTGTTGCATCATACGTACTTGCGTTGCCGTGAATTGCCGTTTCCTGAAAACTTCATGGCGTACATGGCGGTTGCGATGTTTAGGGAGGCAACCCGGGGGCAGTTCCGCAAACTTTACACCATACGGGAACAACCATTGGTTGACGTTCCGGCATTCAATGACGAATTGGAATTGTCCATTCAAAGGGAACACATCCAATTGTGGATAGACCGATTGTCCTATTTTGACCGCAACGTAATTACGTTGTACATGGCAGGACATAAACTCACCGAATTGGCAAAGGAAACCGACATACCCGTGGGGACGTTTTACCAATCCATACACCGAACCAAAAAACTAATACATGATGCTATTAACAACCCCGGACGAACGAAATAGACGTTTGGAAATTTGCAAATCCTGCGAACACTTTGAACCCATGACCAAAAGTTGCGGGACGTTGGGCGTAGGCAAAACGCTCAAAAGGGGACGGGGCAAAGTGAAGTTGTGCGGGTGCATTATGCCCCTGAAAACCAAGTTCAAAATGTCCGGTTGCCCCCTGAAAAAATGGAATCCGGTACATTCCCAAAAGCAATTGGACGAATGGGAAACCATCATAAACGGAATGCGGGGCGTTGCTACCGCCGAACAACAAAGGTGGTTAAGTGATACCCTAATGGAAATTTCCGGGGTGCGCCGGACGGCGGGAAATTGCCCGCCATGCCTTGCGAATATGGTGGATGAGGTTAAACGATATATCCGGCAATCCAAAAAAATCGCGGAGGACGAAAAAAAATTGCTCGAAGAGTTGCAGAATTAAAAACCTTCCGTATATTTGTGGAGTCAAAACACACACGACATGAAAACACCAACCAATTTTTACGCCGCCGCAGTTGAGGCGGCAATGTCCCTTAACATTCCGATTAAGGATATTACGTCAATCGAAATTCACCCATCATTCACGTTCGGATGCCAATTTGAAGTAATGGTTTGGGTTAAAGGTGAATCCGCCGAAAAATGGTCAGCACACCCGGAAGCCACGGGAATGATTCCAATGGTTGAAATGTTGGTTCAAAATGGAATTGTTAAAATCGCTTCACACACGCACTAATGAAAAACACACATCTTTCGTTCTCGTCCTTGAAGGCATTTGCCAAATCGCCAAATCACTTCATCCAATACAAAGAAGACAAACCCGATTCCGCCGCAATGGCATTTGGGCGGGCGTTCCACATTCTCATTTTAGAACCTGACACGTTCAATGAACGCGTTGTGGTTTCCCCGGAATGTGACCGACGAACCAAAGAGGGGAAGGCGGTATATGCCGAATTTCTCGAAATGGCGGCGAATAAGGAAGTTATTTCCCCTGCGGAATGGTACACCATGCAAAGGATGCGAACGGCGATTTTAGCGCACCCTGTGGCGCGGGATTTCGTCGCAAACAACCAAAAAGAAGTTTCGGCATCCGCACTAATTCACGGGGTGGAGTTCAAAGGCATTGCCGATATTCTTGGAAGTAACTTTGCGGTGGATTTGAAGACGGCGCAAACCGCCGACCCGGACGAATTTATACGAACGGCGCACAACGCGGAATATCATTTGCAAGCCGCCATCTACCGCCATTTGTTCGGAATAACGAACTTTTATTGGATAGTTGTAGAGAAAGACAAACCCCACAACGTTTCGGTTTTCTTGCAAGACGAAGACGCGGCGGGGCGGGCGGAATATCGGTTGCGTAATTTGATTACATTGTGGAATGAATGGGACGGAAACCCCGCACCATACACCAATGAAGTTGTAACCCTATCATTACCGAAATGGGCGTAAAATCCACATACTACCCCCCCGGCGAACGCTTGACATTCAACCAATGGCAAAGTTGGCTAAAAAGCCAAAGGGAGGCAATGAGAATAGCCCGGAACGTGGAATACCAAATGCGGAAGAAGTGAAAAGTTATCGAGAATGGGCAAACGAAAACCTTTCAGTATTTACCGGAATTAAACCGAAATACATACCGAAAAAAACAATGAGTGAATTTAAATACGGCGACATGGTGCAGGTGCGGTTTTCGGAAAACCAAAAATGGTGTAAACCACGCTTTTACCTTGGTAACGTTCCAATTCCCAATGGAGGCATAAGGCACTACACAATGAATTATGGTGAAAATGAATCAAATTTTAATGGAAATCTTTTTTGTTGGAAATACGTGCGCAAAGTCGAACCCGAACCCGAACTAACCATTGAAGAGCGGTTGGAGCGAATCGAAATCATGTTGCGAAATCTTCAAAACCCATGACCCAAAATCAATTCAACGCGTTCCGGGAAATGAAAAGCACCGGGGCGGACATGAAGACCCAACACCGGGTGTTTTTGTCCGTCAAACGCCGGGGTATTGTGACCCTGCGCGAAATTATCGCACACGTCCAAGCCAACGCCGCGCCCGTCCGGGAATCGAGCATTACAAGCGCATTGTCTACCCTGATGGATAGGGGATTGATATTCGAAATTGAAACGGGCAAATTTGCCGTTACCCTATCTTGGGAACAATGCCAATTTCACATCGAGAAACGCAACCGGGAACGGAAGGCGAAATGGGAAAAGTTGGGGCAGAAATGCGGGTGGATTCAACCCGAAAACGAAAACAATGTAGAATCTGTTTTGGCGCAAATCAAAGAAGATGCCGTGGTGTTAAATGAAGCCCTAATTGCTTGGGAAGATGAGGGAATGAACTTGGGAAACAAGAAGATTTGGCAAAAGGCAAAAGACATTGTAGAATGGCAAATGAAGGGGGAAATTTGACGGCGGTTGCCCTATTAACGGCGATGTTTGCCGCGTTGTACATTCGCATTATGTTCGAAATGTGGCGGGAGAAATACAACCGAAAACGCAATGAATTGGATTAAATTTGAGGAACAACAACCCGACCCCATAGACGGGTATCAATATCTTGTTATTTGCATTGACGGTAAAGAAGATTTGCATACTTGGGACGTTCAAATTTGGGAGTGGGACGGGTGCTATGACGGGAATTGCGGTTGGCGGGCGGACGAAGAAATGGAAGCAGAATTGGGAGGAATGCCGACCCATTGGGCAATCATTGACATCGATGTTTTTTTACCCGAAATCCGGCGCAATGGAACACGTTAACCATCCCGAACACTACAACGCCCAAGGCATCGAAGTTATTGAAATGATGGTGCGCATATGGGGGAAGCGGGACACCATCGCGTTTTGCGAATTAAACGCGTTCAAATACCGAATGCGAATGGGGCGCAAACCCGGGCAACCTGCACACCGCGATTTAGAAAAAGCCATGTGGTACGAATCAAAAGCCAAAGAATTAAATGAAATTGATAATTAGGGACGAAACCGGGAAGAAATTCGTAGTACAAACGAAAGACCCAATGCGAATTTATCATTCGGCAAACCAAATGGAATGCGAATGCCAAAGGTGGGAATTTGTCGAAATGCAGGACACAACCGAAAACCCGTGGTTCTGATGGAATTAAAAACCGCAATTGAAATTCTCACCAAACACAACGTTTGGAGAAAAACCGACCAAGACCCGCAACACCCCCGGGACGTGGCGAACGCCATTGAATGCGTCAAAAACCACGTGGAATTGATTTCCCAATTCGGAATCGGGGAACGTATTTTGGTCAGGGACGAAGACCACGAAGAATGGGAAGAACGGGAATATATCGCATACATTCCGAATTATTCACACCCCTACCTATGCCAAGGCATTGAGGGGGAAATTACCGATATGGCATGGAAACAAGCAAAACGACCATAAGCGTTGACGGGTTGGTATGGTACGGCGCAGAACGGGCAGTTGAATTGTTATCAATGGCAAAGGAATTGCGCAATTTCGTCCATGAAGGCAAAATTGAACACTTCCCGGAAGGGGATACACGTAACCCGGAACGAAAAAAAATGGTGGTAACAATGGACGAACCCACCGCCCAAAAGATACGCAATGAAGCCCGGCGCATGGAATGGGAAGCCAAGGAAATAACGCGTCAATTCAAACGAAAATGACCCCCGTACACCTGATTAAACCCAACCCGAACAACCCGCGAATCATTCGGGATGCCAAGTTTCGCAAATTGGTTGCGAGCATTGAAGCGTTCCCGGAAATGTTATCCGCCCGTCCCCTGATTTGCACCCCGGACATGGTGGTTTTGGGTGGAAATATGCGCTTAAAAGCAATCCAAGAATTGGGAATAAAGGAAGTTCCGGTTACCATTGTAGATTGGGAGGAAGCCAAACAAAGGGAATTCATTATTAAAGACAATGTCTCCTATGGCGAATGGAATTGGGACACGTTGGCGAACGAATGGGACACCGCCGAATTAAACGAATGGGGGTTGGATTTGTGGGAAGCACAAGACGAAGACCAAGACGAACCCCCGGCGCGGGGCGGCGCATCCATCGTGGTAAAATTCGAGGATGAAGAACACTTGGGTAAGGCTGAAAACGAAATCCAAGAACTAATTGACCGAATGTTTCCGGGCGCATATTTGAAGGTACAAAATGGAAAGTAACCACAAACCCGATTCGGCAAATTCGACACGGAAACGGATAATGTTAGACGCGTTGGAACGCAGTTTGGGCATTGTTTCCCATGCGGCAAAAGCGGCGGGAATTGATAGGCAAACCCATTACAATTGGTTGGCAGAAGACCCGGCATATAAAGCCGCCGTAGATGCGCTAAAAGAAGGGGTGTTGGATTTCGCGGAATCCCATTTGTACCGATTGATAAAAGACGGCAACCCGCAGGCAACGATTTTTCTTTTGAAGACCAAAGGAAAGACCCGGGGATATATCGAACGAACGGAAATTGTAACGGCGGAAAAGGTCAACGCGCCGTCTTGGTTTGAATGACCCAACCCGCCACATATTACCACGTCAAAGGATGCAGTACCCGGATACAAGTACACCAAGGGGGGACGCGTTCCGGCAAAACGTATTCCATACTTCGCGCCCTGATTGAATGGTGTTACTTGCATGAAAATTGGGGGTGGTGGATTACCATTGCGCGGAAGACATTTCCAAGCCTACGGGGTACGGCAATGCGGGATTTCTTCGAAATCTTGGAAGGGGAAGGATATTACAATGAGGAAGCCCACCACAAAACCGAAAATCGGTATATCTTATTCGGAAACAATATCGAGTTTATAGGCGTTGACCAACCCCAAAAGGTCAGGGGGCGGAAACGTCAAATCTTGTTTTGCAATGAGGCGAACGAATTAACATTGGAGGATTGGCGACAATTGACAATCCGCACCACGGAACGGGTAATTATCGACTACAACCCATCGAACGAATTTCATTGGATATATGAGCAGGTAATACCCCGGGAAGACGCAACGTTTTTTAAGACCACATACAAAGACAATCCGTTTTTGGATGCCGCCACCATCCGCGAAATTGACCAATTGAAGGATGCGGACGAAAACTTTTGGCGGGTGTACGGATTGGGTGAACGGGGCATTGGGCGGGCAACCATTTTTACCCATTGGAAGGAATGCAACGCCATTCCGCAGGGGTACAAATTGGTTAATTACGGATTGGATTTTGGATTCAGTAATGACCCCACGGCAATTGTTGCCGTGTATTATGACGGGCAGGGATTCGCATTTGATGAAATCGCCCATGCCACGGGATTAACCAACCCGGAAATTGCCCGCATATTGAACCAACACAACCCGGAACGGGCATTGGTTGTAGCCGATTCCGCCGAACCAAAAAGCATCCAAGAAATACGGGGGTTCGGACAAAATATCGTGGCGGCAAAAAAGGGGGCGGATTCGGTACGGGCGGGTATTTCGTTCCTGCAATCCAAACCCATGTGGGTAACGGGGCGCAGTACCAACATGATAAAGGAGTTGCGGAACTACAAATGGCAAGAAGATAGTAACGGGAAGGTCTTAAACGTTCCGGTTGACGCGTTTAACCATACGATAGATGCCGCCCGGTATGGGGCAACCTTCAACCAAACACGCCCGAATTTTGGGCGGTACGTAATGGGTTGAGAAAAAAAGATTGAAGAAATACGGAAAAAAGTTTGGAGGTTTGTAAAACGGAACTATCTTTGTGGGGTCAGAAGGGACACACACCCCCCCTTCATAACCTACCGCCCAATGGCAGTTCCATTTAACCCCTCATTGTTCGCCGGAAACTATGCGTTCCACCCCGAATTGTCCGCCATTCATCCCGTGGCTTATGCAACGTTGCGTTTCTTCGCAGTTGCCGCCCAAATGGAGTTTATGGAGAACGGCGCAACCGATATGTTGTGGCATATGCGCGAAGAACGCGATTCCGCAAAACGGGCGTTGTTGCACTACGGCATGGATGCCGGGTTGGTTGACCATGTGGAGGCATCATGCCGCCGGGCAGGTTCGCTAAAATGCCACGACATTTTGGAAGAACTGCGGGTTGAACTTCACGCCGCATGGGATTCAATCCCAATGCCCGAATGATTCCCCGGGGGGGGGCGATTGGCTCCCCCCTTATTTTTCCCACCAATCAAAAAAAGTTTGAAAAATAGTTGCAGGATTGAAAAACCATTGTATCTTTGACGCATCAAACAACACACAAACACACACGTTATGAAAATCACCGCCAAAGTTTCCGCCCGCCGAATCTCAAAAGGATTCTATGAAATTGACGTTATGCCGAACGATTCCGAAACGGGCATTTCATTTTACCTAACCAACACGGAAGGAGGCAAAACCCCGTGGAGGTTGCAACTGATTGGGGGGTTGTTAAACCTTTATTTCTCAAACATGGATAACGCAATGGAAATGTGCGAAAATCTTTCGAGAAGTATGAACCCCGAATTGTTCCAAGATTGATTTGGCATCCCCTGCCCCTTAACCGGGGCGGGGGTTTTCACCCCCAAAGAAAAAAAAGTTTGAAAAAAACTTGACAAAAGAAAAAACCGCCCTATCTTTACACCATCAAACAACACACAAACACACACACCATGACCACGCAAGCCAACACCCAAGGAATGACCCACGCAAGCAATGTTGTATTCAACGCGTTGAAGACCCGCCCCGTGGCATTCTTGAAGGAAATGTATCAATCCGTTTTCACCGATATGTCCAACTATGATGCGGACGTTGCAGGTGGAATTTACACCGCTCTCGAATACACAATGGGCGTTGACGCGGCGGACGAATGGGCAACCGCAATGATGGCACAATTAAAGAAATAAGGCATCGCGTCAAAAAAGGAAATTTGATACACCCCGCACAAAAGAAAAAGGGGTTGTATATTTGACCCACACACGAACCAACCAATCAAATAAAACACACACCATGAAACAACTTCCAATCCCCGGCAACTTTGCCGTTTTTCAACAAGACGTACAATCTTTGCTTGACATTTACCGCTATGATGACGCGGTGTTGACCCCCTACAAAATGTGCATTGACATTGAAATTGCCGGGGCAACGCCCGAAACGCACCAATCATTCGTGAACGTTGCGACCGAATGTTGGGGCGAATCCAATGTGAAGGCCACGTGGCATTTGGACGGCGGTTTATACTTGGAAATTGACCAACCAACACACCCGGAAGAATGACACGGGCAATGAACTTCGCGGCAATTGCCGTAGGCATTTCCGCCCTCATCGCGGCGGGGGCGTATGCCCACCACATCCACCACATCCAAACGGCTGAAACGGACGTTCAAACGTTCGAATGGGCAGGGGTCACGTACTTGGTGGCAACCGGGCAAAATGGTGATGTTGAAATTGTCCCACACTTTGACCCTTTGCCATGAACAACGATTGAAATTGACGGAAACACAAAAGCGGGGGCATTTGCCCCCATTTTTGCGTTTAACAAGAAATCAAAACAACACGTCATTAGATTATGGAAATTGCATTGCCCGCCCGATTCGAAGATTTGACGTTAGGTCAGTATATCGCAATTAAGACCCAAAATGACCCGGTTAAGGTGTTAGCGGTAGTTTCGGGTATGGCGGAAGTTTCGGTGCGTAAATTGCCCTCCAAAGTGTTCGATAGAGCCATTGAACACATTGGCACATTGTGCGACACGGAAGTTGCCAAACACCAAAAGGTCATTAACCTGAACGGAACGGATTACGGATTTATCCCGGATTGGTCAGAATTTACCACGGGAGAATGGATTGACATGGAAAACCATTCCAAGGATATGTATACGAACGCGGATAAAATTATGGCGTTATTGTACCGCAAAATTACCCGGCGATTCGGGGACGTGTACGAAATCGAACCATACACCGCAAAAGAAGACCCTGCCCCCTTCCGGGAAGCAAAAGCGGAATTGTATGCCGGGGTATTGCTTTTTTTTTCGACTACCAAAAAAATGTGGTTGAATTCTACAATTCAATCTTTGGCAATGACGGGGGAAATGGGGATGGTGTTTCTAAAAAATGGGGGTGGTACGACATTCTTTACAAGATGGCAGGCGAGGATGTTTTACGTTTGGAAGCAGTTACGAAACTTCCAATTGAAGTAACCTTGCAACACCTTGCATATATGAATGATGTTGCCCAAATACGAATGAAGAAATGATTACATACAACGCGCTAATTGAACGATTCCGGGAGTTTGCCAACGCCCATTATTTTATCCGTTCCTTTTCCCACGGCGAACCTTCCGATTTGGATTTGGACAAATTGCAGGAATACCCCCTGATGCATTGCGTATATCTTGGGGCGAATTACGAAGACGGAACAAAGGTGTACACGTTGGACGTGTATATTATTGATATGTCCGCAATTACCGGGGATTCATACGAACAATCTAAACAAGTAATTTCCGATTCGGAACAATGCGCGGAAGATATTATTTCCGACATAACCACGGGTTGGATTTTCTTCGACACGGAATTTTTGGTACGTTCCGCTTCCGTTAGGCCCATCATTCACAAAGACAAAAACGTAAACTGCGGGGCGTTACTTTCGGTATCACTTGAAACGAACTACGATTGGGGAAGTTGCTACGCCCCCCTCGATGGCGTGAACCCGGCAACCGGGGAAAACACGTACCAAAGGCGCGGCATCCTGAGGGTTCGCACAATCAATGGCGCGGTGGATGTTCCGTCCGTTCGGCAAATAAACGTGACCAATGGGACGTTGACGGATAACGGGGAAGGGGTGGTTACTTTGAGCATTACGGGCGCGGCGGGGGCGGTGGATTCGGTCAATGGACAAACGGGGGATGTTGTGTTGGATGCGGACGACATCGACGACACCACCACGGCGCACAAGTTCACCACGGCGGCGGATATTTCGAAGTTGGCGGGCATCGAGGCGGGCGCACAAGTGAACGATGTTTTTTCGGTCAATGGGGAAGTTGGGGACGTTGTGGTAATTGACATTTACGAACAAGTAAAAAACGTTTCCGGGGTCACACTTCCAAAGGGAACGCCCGTCCACGTAACGGGCAACGCGGGCAATGAAGCGGAAGTTATCGGGGCGGATGCGGCGACGAATTTTCCCGCCCAATTTATCTTGGATGAAACGTTAATTGCGGGCGCATCCGGGAAGGCAATTGCAGTTGGGTTTATCAATAATGTAGATGTCCCCAACGCGTCCATTTACACCCCCGGGCAAGAAGTTTGGTTGGGGCATTCCGGGGGTTGGGTTACTACCAAACCCACGGGGGCAAATGCAATTCAAAAGTTGGGCGTTATTCTCCACGTAAACACGGGGGGCAACAAAGTTTCCGGGGTTATTTACGGCATGGGCAACAATGAGGATTTGCCCAATTTGCCGAATGGGAAAATTTGGTTGGGCAATGGTTCAGGCGTTCCGGCGGAAACGACATTGAACACCGACAATGTACCCCAAGGAACATCCAATTTATACCACATTCCTACCGATTTGACCAACACCCCCACGTCTACCAACGTGGCGGTTAATTCATCCACGGGAGGGGATACGACAATTGCCGGGGCGACCACCACGAATGCGGGCGTTATGTCGGCGGCGGACAAATCTAAATTGGATGGAATCGCCGCGGGTGCGGAAGTGAACGTGAACGCGGATTGGAACGCCGTTTCAGGGGACGCACAGATACTAAACAAACCCGCAATTGTTTCGGCGGTAACGGGGACTGCCCCCATTTCCGTAACGGGAACGACAACGCGAAATGTGACCATTAGCGCGGCGACCACGTCCGCGGCGGGTTCGATGTCCGCAACCGACAAAACGAAATTAGACGGCATCCAAGCGGGCGCGGAAGTGAACCAAAACGCGTTTTCCAATTTCCAAGTTGGGGCGACCACGATTGCGGCGGACACAAAGACGGACACCCTCACACTTATTGCGGGCGCGAATGTGACCCTAACGCCTGATGCGGCGAATGATACCATTACGATTGCCGCAAGCGGGGGCGGGGGTGGTTCAGATAGTTTTAATACCATCGCCGTTTCAGGTCAATTTCCGGTAATTGCCGATTCGGGAAACGACACACTTACCTTGGTGGCGGGGGCGAATATGACCCTTACCACGAACCCCACCACGGATTCGGTTACGTTCGCCGTTTCGGGTTTGGCGGCGGTGGCAACGTCTGGAAATTATTCCGATTTGTCCGGCGCACCCGCGCAATTTTTCATTGTCAAAACCGCAACCGGAACGCCTTACACATTGGTTTCGGGCGATGCCGGGCGGTATCTTCGTTTATCGCACACAAGCAAAATAACCTTGGATATTCCATTGGCAACATTTGCGTTGGGCGATGAGGTTTTAATTGAACAATCGGGCGCGGGTAAAATTGAAATTGTCCCTGCATCCGGGGTTACCCTTTTGAATACGTCTCAATATCTTTCGGTTACGTTTGGGCAATACGCAATTATTGGCATTAAATGCGTATCAAATAACACATACGTTGTAACCGGCGAACGCGAACCCGTATGATGAATTTCTTTCACGCGGTGGCATCCGCCGGGCGGGTTGGCACAACCCCCCTTTTGCCTTTGCTCGATGTTTACCCGGGTGCAGGTACGGCATTGGCAATTGGAGTTATCAAATTGCGAACGGCATACACGGGGGCGTGTATCCGCATCCGCCGGGCATCCGACAATGCGGAATCCGACATTGGATTTGACGCAAACGGGTTTTTGAACGTGGCAACCATTAACGCGTTTTGTTCGGGTACTACCGGATTTGTTCGAACCATTTACAACCAAAACGGCGGGACAAACCATGTGGCACAAACCACGACATCGAGGCAACCGCGCATCTACCAAACCGGGGCAGTAATTACCGATTCGAACGGGTTGCCCGCCATACTTGGAAACGGAACGTCAACGGGTATGACGTTCACCCAAATCGTTGCCGATGGCGATTCCGTTTTTGGAATTATGAGTACAAATAACACGGGATTGAACCATTTGTTGGGCACATCTACAACAAATTACAACCAAATTAGAACATATTTAAATGCGTTAGAATACGCCCGAGTTACTAACCCTTATCTATTGGGAACTCCAAGTGCTTCCGCAATTATTTCCACGGGAATTTCAACGGCAAATCACATTTTTTATATGGATTTTGGAAGTTCCGATTTGGTCGGTTCTACCGACAATGTGGCGGGAACAACGTTTACAAAATACGGAACGGCGCAGGTAGAATTTAACCAATTCATGGCTTTAAGAATTGGATTGGGCGGGCAAACTTATCTAAACGGACGCACCCAACTTTGCATCATTTACAATGGCAGTATGCGAACGGATGCAACTGCAATTGTGAATCACCTTAATACCCAAATGTCAGTATACTAATGGAATACATTTTAACTTCCCCTTGCGGAACATTGAACGCGGCGCAAACGGCGGAAGCGATTTCCCGGGAATTGTATTGCCTTACCGCCCCCCGGCAGTTTCAGGAAGAATACCAACATGAAGGGAAGGTGTTTCCCGTTTTGATTGCGGGAAATATGGCGGCGTTAAACGTTCAAATGGATTGGGAAATAACCATTCACCCGGGCGCAGACATTGAAGCGTATTTGGCATTGTGGCAGGGGGCGGACGTTGCCGACATTCGGCAAACCATGACCACACACAACGTGGTTACGTTTGCCCAAATTTGCCCCATTACGGACGTTTTAAGCGAATCGGAAATGGTGGGTTTAGGATTCCTTCAAAATGGCTAAAAAGGTCAAAATATCGTATCCAAATACCCAAGCGTTATTGGTGGATTTTGCCGCGGATGCCGTCCGCGCGTCTAAACTTAACTTGGGTACGAAGACCATTGGCAAAAACAAAACCTACGGCGTTGCATCCCGCACCCTGCAAAAGTCACTTTCGTTTGCGGTGAAGCCTTCCAAGATTGAATTTTTCGCAACCCCCCCGGCGGACAAATACGCGGTTTTCATACACCAAGGCGTGAACGGAACGCGCATAAACCGGGGCAGCGAATTTTCCTACCGGGACAAACAACCCCCGGTTGAGGCAATCCGCGAATGGATGCGCGTCAAACCGATTCGATTACGAGACCCAAACACGGGGGAATTTATCAAACAAACCGAATCCAAATTGAATGCGGCGGCATTTAACATCGCCCGCAGTATCAAAACCAAAGGAATCGAGGGTGTTCCATACTTTAAATTAGGAACATACGAAGTATACCCCAAATGGCAATCAAAACTGATGGACGCAATGGAAGAAGATATTAGCGTTGTTATTAAGAAACAATTAGAAAAACAAAAGTAATGCCCGCTTCAATTGTAGCATCGCCCGGGGCGGTGGTCGTTCCCGTAAACCAATCATTGATTTTCACGTTCGCGTCTTCCGTTTCGCCCCTTCCGGCGGATTTCCGGTTTATCGTTCAAATCTTGGAGCAGGGAACAACGCTAATTGGCACATACTACCTTGCACCCAATGGGGCAGAACGGGCGCATTTCGATTTGTCGCCCGTCATTTTTTCCCGGGTGGAACATGACGTGGAAGACAATTCCGGCGCACCCCTTTTTT